GTGCGTAAGGCCGACCCGAAGAGCTGACGATGGCTCGCGTTGTCATCTTCCCTCGGCGGGTACGTGAGCGGGCGTGGCAGATCTCCCGGCAAGAGCGCATCGATATTGCTGAGCAGGCGGCCCGGCAGGCCCGAGCTTCCGCGCCGGTGGTCACCGGTGAATATCGCGACGGAATCGGTGTGGTCGTCGACGACAACCGCGTCTACCTCGTCGACGACGACCCGGACGCGGTGTTCAAGGAGTACGGCACGTCCGACACCCCGGCCATCGCGTCGCTGACCGATGCGGCCCGCCGGCACGGCCACTACAGCGGCTGGCGACCGCGCTGACGAAAGGCGCTACCGATGCCCATGCCGTTCGCCCCGGGCGCTATCCGTGAGTTCCTTCTCGCATCCGACGAGGTCCTCGCGCTGGTCCCGGCCGGCAACATCACCACCCGCGATCTACCGAAAGTGATCGAGGCCCCGTTCATCACGCTGCGTGCACCCGGAAACGTCGGCGTCGATCCGATGCTGCGCCGACCGATGGTGCAAGTAGACGTGTGGTCACCGAAGATCGAGATCCTCGGTGGCACTACGGACCCGGAAGAACTGTCGTGGAACATTGCCGCGCTGGCCGGTGAACTGATCGGCCGTGCCCGGATGCAGTCGTTCCGCAATTCCACGTGGAAGGCCCAATGGACCGACGGGCCGATCACGTTCGTTGACACCCAGCGCGGCGCGGATCTGCCGCTGTATCGAGCGACGATCCGCGTCGAGTTGAAGATGACGGTCCGCTGACGCCCCTATACGGCGTCTCTCACACGTCCTACCGCGGGTGCCATGCCGGGCACGCCCGCGGTAGGACATCCCATTCGCTCACGGCGACCGTGAGCTTCTCTCTGGAGGTACATCCGTGAGTAATATCGCCAATCCCGAAAAGGCCTATGTGTGGCTCGATGGTGACGGTTTCCGCGCCGTGCGCGGTACCGATTTCCCCACCGATCCGCTGTCCGACACCCCCACCAGCGGCACCAGCCCCGCGGTGACATGGGATGGCTACGGCGGCATCGAGGCGGGCTTCGATATCACCCCGCAGCAGGACGTGAAGGTCCACAAGGTGTGGAACCGCCGTCACGCCCCGTACCTGGTCACCAAGGGTCCGATCGAGGAACGCATCAAGTTCCGCGCCACGGACTACAGCAAGGCCACCGTTCTGACCGCACTGACCGGCGGCAGCATCGTCGAAACCACGTCGGGATCGGGGATCTGGCGGTGGGAGCCCGGCGCGGACGAGGACTTCTCGATCTTCTTCCGTGTCGTCGACGAGACGGGCGAGGCGTTCTTCCATTCCGAAGCGGTCACGCTCGTGACCCCGCCGCCGCGCACCTTCGGTGGTGAGAACCTCGACGGCTTCGAGTTCGAGCTGATGGGTCTGTCGCCGATCTACCGCTACACGTCCTTCAACCCCCTCGCGCCCTGATAGGAGCACCACCTGATGCCCGGCACCTCTACTCGTAAACCATCTAGCCGCGCCAAGGCAGCCGCCGCAGCGACACCCGCCGCACCCGCGGCTCCCACTCCCGAACCCACGGCGACGACCGAACCGGCCGTCGAACGGTTCGACATCCTCGAGGAACTCGCCGTCAACGGCGGCGAACCCCAGCCGATCGCGTTGTTCGGCGTCGAGGCCGACGTCCGGCGCACGTTCACCGGTCAGGAAGCCGCGACGTTCCACGGGCACCTCGCCAAGGACCGCATCCGCGAAGCGATCGACGTCATCACCGACGGCGCCGGCCAAGCACTATGGGACGCCGTCGCACATCTGTCGCCGGACGTCGTGGCTCGGCTGCTGAACAAGGTGATCGCCCTGTCGGGACTGTCCGAGGGGGAATTGCGGCCGCTCTCGCCTCCCTCGTCCGCGAGGATGGCTGGCGCGGTGCTCTCACAGGCCTACGCCGATGGTATGGCCTCGATCTCCGACAAGCCCTCCGAGACCTCGACTGGCGAGACTGCGGACGACTGATCCGCGGCGCCGCCGAACTCGACGCCCAAGCCACCCGCGACAGCGAGAACCTCGCGATGCTCGTCGACCGCGAGAACTACTGGCTCAACTCCGAGTACACCTCGTGGATCACCGACCCCGACGACCCCGAGGTCAAACACGAGCGGCTACGCCGTAAACGGCTCGGCATCAAACCACCGCCGGCACCGCTGCTGCCACCCGTGGCGATGCGGCCACCCGGTCTCGCTGAGTTGCGACGCAGCCAGTACGACACGGCGCTGGCCGAATATTCGACCGCGACCTCACCGGTCCGCATCGGAGGCGGCGGCGACATCAAGGCGGGTTCGGTGCGGGAGCTGCTGCAGATTCTCGACGCCCGCGACCGAGCGCGGTAACCGACTCGGCGGCAACACAACTCAATAGGAGGTGACCTGTGCCCGGAGGACGCATCGATATCGAGGTCGCCCCCGATCTACGGGATTTCCCGGCGCGACTCGAATCCGGCGCCAAGGGTGCGCTCGGCATCGCCAGCAAAATCGGTAGTGCTCTCGGTGTTGCGATCGGAGCCGGGGCTGCCGCCAAGGCTGTCCTCGACCTCGGCAACAGCTTCACCAACGAGCTGAACACCTTGCAGGCCGTGTCCAGTGCCACCGCCGGGCAGCTCGAGGCAGTCAAGAACGCCGCGATGGGCCTGGGCAACGACAATGCCCTCGCTGACACCTCGGCGACCGATGCTGCTGCCGCGATGACGGAACTCGCCAAAGGTGGGTTCACGGTCGAGCAGTCGATGTCGGCGGCCCGCGGTACCCTGCAGCTCGCCGCCGCGGCACAGATCGACGCAGCCTCCGCCGCGACGATCCAGTCTCAGGCGCTGCAGGCGTTCGGTCTCGATGCCGACTACGCGGCCAAGGCCGCGGACGTGCTGGCCAACGGCGCAAACGCGTCCTCGGCGGAGATCACCGATGTGGCGTCGGGTCTGCAGCAGGCCGGTGCGGTCGCGAACCAGTTCGGGGTGTCGCTCGCGGACACCGTCGCCGGTCTCGGCATGCTCGCCAACGCCGGTATCCAGGGTTCCGATGCCGGCACCCTGCTCAAGTCCGCGCTGCTCGCACTCACCGACCAGTCCAATCCCGCCCAGGGCGCCATCGAAGAGCTCGGCCTGACCATCTACAACACCTCCGGTGAGTTCGTCGGATTCCGCGAACTGTTCGGACAGTTGCAGGCCGCGTCCGCGTCGATGACGCCGGAGATGTATCAGGCCGCGACAGCGACCCTGTTCGGGTCGGACGCGATGCGCCTCGCCGGTGTAGCCGCCGAGCAGGGCGTGAGCGGCTGGGACGCGATGCGTTCGGCGATCGAGCGGGAGGGTGCCGCGGCGGACGTCGCGGCCGCCAAGACCCAGGGTCTTCCGGGCGCGATGGCCGGCGTGCAGAACGCCACCGAAGGCCTTGCCCTCGAGGTGTACGACCTGGTCGACGGTCCGCTCGAAAGCCTGGCCACCAAGGTCGGGGACTTCGTCACCAACGCCACCCCCGGATTGATCTCCGGGCTGTCGAGCGCCGCCGACACAGCGGTCTCGGTCGGATCGAGCCTGGCGCCGGTGGCGGACATCGTCGGGGATCTCGTCGGCGCTTTCATGGATCTGCCCGCGCCGATGCAGGCCGTCGTGGCCGGTTTCGCCGCCATCAAGGCGACCGGACTCGACGACAAGATCGGTGGCTGGGTCGACAACGCTCGCGGCGGACTCGACGAGTTCCTCTCCCAGATGGACGAGGTCCGGGCTCAGCTCGCCGAGAACATGCTCGAGCAGGCTGATCCGGAGGTCGACGCCAGTACCTTCGAAGGGTCCCTCGATCAGGTCAACGGGTTGCTGGCGGAGAACGAGGAGCAGATCTCCGAGGTTGTCGCTGCCTGGTCGACCTTGGAGGCGCGCTCGCCGGCAATCGCCCGGATGGGGGACTCGTACCGCAATGTCACTCGTCGGGCCGGTGACTTTGCCACCCGGCAACGGGACGTTGCTGCTGCCAGCGGCGGACTGTCCGGTGCGTTGCGTAACGCGGGTGCCTCTGTTGTGACCTTCGGTGGACACATCGGAGGTCTCGCTGTCGGCGGTATGTCCGGACTCAAGTCCGCTGCTGGAGGGGTGATCTCGGCGTTCGGCGGGCCGTGGATGGTCGGGTTGGCCGCGGCCGGCATGGCTGTCTCGGCGATCGTGTCCGAGATCCAGAAGGCGAACCGGCAGAACGAGATCCTCGAGCAATCCACTGAGAACGCAGCAGTCGCGCAGCGCAAACTCACCACGGCTCTGATGGAGTCCGAAGGTGAGTTGACCGACGACGTTATGGGTGTCGCGGTAGAGAGCATCGGGAGGATCCGGTCGGAGACGGAACAGCTCGCCGACACCGGTCCGGGTCTGTTCGCGAAACTCGCCGGTGGCTTTCAGCTGATCGGTAAGGAACTGCTCGGCACCGGTGATACGTACGGGCAGGCTGTCAAGCAACAGATGCGTGTTGCGACGTCGGCGGAGGAGACGCAGAGCGCGATCGATTCGCTGAAGATGTCGAACGAGGAAATTGCCGACTCGGTATACGGGTCGTCGGGTGCCTGGGCACGGTTCGAACGCAGCCTCATAGAGGCAGGAGACGGCGGTGCTGCCGCGCTCGTACACTTCCGCGGCCTTCGCGAAGAGTACGAAGCCACCCAGGCGGTCATCGCAACGACCGAACCGGAAACCCTCCAATTCGCAGCGGCAATCGACACTCTCTCGGACTCCTCATCTTCAGCTGATGATCAGGTGTCATCGCTGAAGGCAGCGATCCAGGCGCTTCTCGGAATCCCTGCCGATGGTCAGGAAAGCCTCGCAGCGTACGAGCAGGAAATCGCCGACGTCGCCGAATCCGCCACCGAAGCCGCAGCGGCGGCCGGAGGACTCGGGGATGCCCTGCTCAACGAGAGTGGGCAACTCGACCTCACACAGCAGGGTGCCCGGGATCTTCTCGACACCCTCGACGGCATGGGTGACAAGTTCATCCGCTCAGCGCAGGCCGGTAACGACGCGAACGTCATGTTCGAGAACGCGATGCCGATCCTTGAGAGTCTGGCCGATAAGTACGACCTGCCGATCGAGAAGATAGTCGAGTTCGCCCGGCAGGCCGGCATGGCACCGGAGATCGTCTCGACTCTTCTCGAAGTGCGAGGCGCCGACGAAACCCGCGTCGCGATCACCCAAGCTCTTCTCGCCCTGCAGAACTTCGAGGGGGAAGGGCCGGCCACTGCGGAACTGTTCGTCAAGGACGAGCAGGCACGGCAAGCACTCGAAGACGCCGGACTGAAAGTCGAGCTGCTCGATGAGACGACCGGCAAGATCCGCATCACCGCAGAGAACGAGCTTGCCCTGACAGCGTTGCAGGAGGTCAACAACCGACTCAACGATCTCGATCTGAAGGACGTCGGCCCAGACGTCAACCTCGACGACACCGGATTCCGTGTCACCAATGAGGAGGTCCTCAACAGCCTGCGTGAGATCGACCGCACCCGAGTTGATCCAGCCGTCGGGGCAATCATCGACGACTTTCTCGCAGGTCGCGATGTCACCCTCGCCGAACTTGCAGCCATCGACGAGTCGAAGGCAGACCCGAAGGTTCTACTGCTGATCCAGGAGGCTCTACGGGACGCACAGATCGTCAACGCTGCGATCGACGAGGCCGCGCGGAACCGCACGGTGAAGATCACGGTCGACAATCAGTGGGATCCCAACCGGCGTGGGGACTACTTCGGTAACCGGAACACGCAGGGACCGATTCCCTTGCCGGGGCTCGCTGATGGCGGGCCGGTCACCGGCGGAGTCCCAGGCAAGGATTCGGTGCTGTTGCTGGGGATGCCGGGCGAGCACATGCTCGACGTCGAGGATGTCGAGGCCCTCGGTGGGCAAGAGGGTGTGTATCGCTTCCGGCAGGCGCTGAAGTCCGGGAAGGTCGGAAAGTTCGAGGTCGGTGGCGCGGTCGAAGACGACGTCGCTGTACGTCGAGCAGCGCAGTTCCTGTCCGGTGAGGACGGCAAACCGTACCAGTACGCCGGGGTGGGTACTCCGTCGTGGGACTGTTCCGCCTACGCCTCGGCCGGCTACGCGGTGCTGACAGGTCGCGATCCCTACACCCGCTGGTTCACCACCGAGTCCGACTTCAACGGAATCGGATTTCAATCGGGTATGGGTGGCCCTGGCGATTTCAACATCGGTGTGTTCCGAGGTGGCGGCGGCGAGTACTCGCACATGGCGTTCACCCTCGCGGGGACACCGGGCGAATCGTCCTCGGCGGGTGTGTTCTTCGGACACGACACCGCAGGTGCATCCGACCCGAACCTGCCGCTGAAATGGCACCTGCCCGCATCAGCGTTCGTGCCGCCCGGCAAGTCGGGCACCGGTGCGGGTGGCTACTCGTCCGGGCGTCGGCCGCGGAGCACGGAAACGTGGGACACCGAGGACGAACTGAAACTCGACTCGGCTCGGATCGCTGTGGTGCAGGCGCAGGAGGACCGCGATAAGGCGCTGAACGATCCGAAGAAGTCGCAAGCCGACAAGGACCAAGCGGTCAACAAGGTCCTGCAGGCCGAGGAGAAGGTCCGCAAGCTCGAGGATCAGAAGAGCGCCGCTGAGCAGGGCGGTATGGCGATCCCTCCGGCTCCGGAGCTGACCACCGCCTACACCGAGGACGAACTGCGGTTGCGGGATCTCGAACGCGCAGTCGACGAGGCGCGGTGGGACCGCGACGAGGTCTACGCCGACGCGGACGCAGCGCCGTGGGAACGCGACGAAGCCGACGACAAGCTGCAACGGGCGATCAACGCGCTCGCCGAGGAGCAGCAGGAACAGAGGCTCGCGTTCGCGCCGGAGGCTCCGGCTCTCACAGGTCGAATGACCGACGAGCAACTGCGAATCGCCGACCTCGAGGACGCGGTCGAACAGGCACGGCTCGACCGCAACGCGGTGTACGCCGACCCTCGCTCGACAGACCGTGAGAAAGCCGCAGCGGACCGGGATCTACAGAAAGCCCTCAACGCCCTGGAAGAAGGCAAGCAGGGCGGCGAGGGGATCACCGGGTCGTCGATCGCGGAACTGGTCGGCAACGTCGCCAAGGCTGCGGTGCAGGGGCAGCTCGAGGACGCCTTCAACACGATCGGG